GTATAGCTATAAGTATATGTCATATAAAGTTTTGCAGGCTTATCCATGTGTTGCAAATTAGTGCTTTCAACTTTGACTATATATTCAACATGACTATTGCCGCCCGCTACAGTAACTTGACTTGTTATTGTCAAAGTAAATACATTCTGTTTTGCGTTTAGCGTGTTTATTATCGTTTGAATTTCATTTGAACTCCGTTCGCTAAAAGTGTTCTCGCAAACAACAACCGCTTCATCGTTTATTATCAATTTGCTTGTTACGACAATCTCTTTTGGATAATTTATACCACTAGGTTCGATATAATGAATACCTTTTGTTTGTATAGTAACCGCAGGTTTTGCTTTTGTAGCCGTTAAAGTTCCATCTTCAATTTTGGTTTCGTCTTTTGTAAACTTGTCGGCGCTCAATATAATGTCCTTTTCCGTATTGATTTCGTCCCAAATCCCGTCCGTCAAATCCATTATTTCTATTTTCCAATTCGTGTCGCCGTATCTCATTAGTTTTCGCGGCGCATAAGCGGGATGAACTAAAAACAAAACATCCGCGCTTTGCACGGTCTTAATTAGTTTAAATCCATTTAAATCAATTAAATCTTTCGCTAAATATGGACTTTCTATCGTATAATTTAAATATGCGTGATTTTTGTAAAATTTTATATATTTATTGCCAAATTCCAATATATACGCGTCTTGATTTCCAGCTTGAAACCTATATAATACGGAACCGTCCGTCTTGCCTACATAATGCGTCCCGCCCCTGTTTTGAGCCATACCATAAACATTCGGAAACATATTTAGCATTTTCTCGCAAGCGTAATTGTATTTGTCTATATCAACGCGCCCTTTCATTTGAGGACTAAATTCGCCCGCATTAAATTGCGTAAGTATAGGTCTTACTTTCATTTAAAATCTGCTCCTTATAAATTCGCCCTCGCCAAGTTCTATCGGCGCAAGCTGTATTGCGTTCGCTTTTTTCGCCGTTCTTAAAGCCATGTTGTATTCATTATAAAGCATAGACAATAACTGTCCGTCTTGAGCGCTCTTATTGCACGCTTTTATCGCAAGTTTAAGCGCAAAAACTTCTATAAATAAATCAGGCAATAAATCATCCTTTTCAAACTTCCTTAAATATCTTATCTGCAATGGCGGCTCAATATCCGTTAAAATCTTATCGCCCTCTATAACATAGGGAGTATGTCCCGCCGCATTTGTTCTCCAGCCATTAGAAACGACTCTTTCTAATCTTAAGAAGTCCGACGGCAACTGATACGCATACTCATAATCAAATGCGGGCTTTTGCGTCAACGCAGGCAATTGCTCTCTTTGCAAAGCGAAATTCCACCTATACGCCGCGAGTTCCGCGTTCTTTGTTATCGTATATACTTCAAGCATTGTTAAAGCCGTAGGCTCTAAATTATCTAATGAAGTAATGGTATTGTTGCCCAAACTGATAAGCGCTCTATTTACTATGTCAAGTTTTGTAGCCATTTGTTTTATTTCCCTAATAAAGTCTTTGAAACTCTGCTCGCGTCATTTTGCATTATAACGGTTGACGCTCTGCCTTTTTTCTTCGCTTTCCTCGCCTGTTCGTCAATCAGTTTTTTGTTTTCGTCCACTACAGGCGTTTTAGGCGCTTCTTGTATTACTTGCTGCACATCCGGAGCTTTCGGCGTTGAAAATAATCCGCTCATAATAATTCACCTCTTGTTTTTATTTTTTTTATGACCTGCATTATCTATAATAGGTTTTTGCATATCATTGATTGTTTGTCTTATTGTTTGTTGCGGTGAAGCGTCAGTCATAGGTTTAGACGGCGGATTTTCAATTGTCGGCGGATAACAAGGCGCTTTTATATGATAATTTTCGTCAAACTTGTTTTCATCTATCAAAAAGATTTCGCCCTCGTTTATTAAATCGCCTCTAAAATATAACTTCTTTTTTGCTTTAACTTGTATTTTCATTATTGTTCCCCTTTGTTTTAAGATTAGGAGCATATATCGCTATATGCTCCTAAATCCTTACTTTTCGTCTGCGTTTGCGTCTTTATCCACATTTAAAGCGCAAGTAATCCAAACAGAACCCGCTGAAAAAGTCCCGTCCGCTACCGCTACAGCTCTCATATAGCGTTTTATGCCGAAGGGTAATCTCTCTTTAAGCAATATCTTATCCTTGAGCAAATCAGCTACGGCAATTACCTTGCCCGTCAAAAGCGTCTTAACATCTAAAAAATCCTCTTTGTCTGCAGTTTCAATGTTTATTGCAAGCGTCGTTCCGCCGACAAAATCAGCATTAACCTTTGCAAGAGCAAAAACTTCATTATAAGCGCTTCCGCTTTCTTTGTTGTCTATTACATTTCCTACTACTCCGGATGCCGTTATCGGCGTTTCTTCCGGCGCAAATGTAAGCGTATTGTCTATTATCATTTTTACACTCCTTTATTTTATCTGCCTGTCTTTATGTCTCTCTCTACGGCAGAAATAGAGAGAGACAAGACTTAAAAAAGCCTATTATGCTACCTGTTCTTCACCGCTTAGCAATGCGTCGCATTTCCTTATTGCAATGCCTCTTGCATTAAGAACCCAATCGCCCGTATATTCAGAGAGATTCAAAATAACGTTAGATTTGTTTGTCCTTTCAATGTCTAATGCCGTTAAGACGTCTCTATTGCAATATATCTTTACATTGCCGGTAGTGTGGTCGGGAAGCAAATTCAACGCTTTTATAAGCAGGTTTGACAAAGTTTGACTGCCTAAATTATTAACGTCAACATTTGCTATGCGGACATTATAACGCCAATCGCGGACAGTAAGTCCGAGTTGCCATTTATAATGCGTTACGAGCGCCTCGTAATCGCCGCTTCCGTCAACCGCCGCTGTGGTTTCAGCTCCTTTATCCGTGCTTTGAAAGCCTATTTTGCTTCCGCGAGGATAAAACGCGTAAGTCGTTTGACTTCCATGCGTGACAATCCAAATAGAAGATAAATTGCTGCTTCCGCCTGCGTCAATTACATTCTCGGCTGTCGCCGCTTTCGCTCTGTCAAGCGTAGAATATCTGCCGGACAATCCGTAAAAAGATTTAGAATCTTTTTTACCATAGAAAATATGCTCCGCCATAATTCCGCCCATCTGTTTGAGGAACGCTTTGTCCTCGTCCCCTCTAAACTCTCTGGGATTAGCGTTCATTTGAACTATTCCCTCGTCCACTTTGGAATATCCCTCAAGACTTCCGGGCGTATCCATTATCTTCATTACTGTAGACTTTGAAGGCTGAACCCCGCCGTAAAGAACCCTAAAGGCTACTTCGGGTAGTCCTGTCCTTATTACTGAGGTATTTGAATCTACCCCATTTGCTTCTTGAACGAAAATATCCTCTAAAATCGGATGAGCTTTTGACAATACTTCCGCTACCGCAAGTATTTTTTCGTCTTGATACCTTGCCGCTACATCTCTCAAATTAGGATACATTGCTGCATTTGGCTGTGCCATGTTAATTCTCCTTATTCTTTATTTTACTCCAACTTCTTTTTTTCTACTGTTTTGTGGGCGTGTTCGGATACATTATGTCCGCAAACGACTTGGGAGCGTTATTTCCTTTGCTTGCCGCTCCCGCCGGATTATTAGGCTCTTCCTTAAAACTTTCGCCTATCTTTATAAATTTCTGCATTAAAGCTTTATATCCAAATACGCTTTCCATAGCCGATATATCCTCTACGCTAAATTCAAAGAATTTCGCCGCTCTTTGAGCATGCGCTATCTTTGAATCATAAGTAGTCCCTAACTCTCTTTTAAGTTCCGCTTCTTCTTGCGCGCTTTGCGCTTCATAAGCCTTGTTTCTGTCTTGCTGTATTTGAGCTATTAGTCCGTTATAATCCCTTGACAATCCCTCTACTTGTTTCGCGCTAAGTCCGTGTTTATGCAATATGGGCGCGATTGCCTTTGCAAAACTATTGTCCGCTCCTTGAGGCAAATCTATCTTATAGTCCTCCGCCTTATCAGGTCTGCCTAAAGACTTATAATATGCGTCCGTTTCCTCCGGCGTTGCTCCCTCTTTTAGCGGCTTTACCGCTATCCCGTCATTCGCCGTTTTGTAAGCCTTTAATACATCGTCAACTGTCTTAAAGCCTTTTTCTGTTACTATAGGCTTGTATTCTTCACTAATGCCGCTAAATGCGTCTATCGGCGGCGCGGGCGGTGTGTTTGTTGGTTCTGTCGGAGGCGTTCCTCCTCCATTTAATTCGTCAGCCATTTGATTACTCCTTGTTTTTTATTTAACTCCAAATTTTTTCAATTCAATTCAATATAAAATCGGTTTAAATCCTATCCGTCCAAACTTGCCTTTATTGCGTTTCCAAAACCGCTCTAATACTTCTTTCAGTTTTTTTCTCATTGATTCTTGTTCTCCTCCATTATTATTTTCATAAGCAATTCGTCGCTTATATGTAACATCGCCTGTATATGCTCGAACACTTTACGCATTCCTACTTGTATTAAGAGCTTGTTTATTTCCTTTCCGTCATTCGTTCCCCTGTCTGCGCTTGAAGGACATAACTTTCTCAAATCCGCTAAAACTATCCGCGCTTCAGGAATTTCTATATCGAACACTTTTTGATATGCTTTCTTTTTGCTTTTTAACTTTTCGCCTAATCCCATTTTGTTATATCCTCTATATTAAATTGCCCGCTCCTATCCCTGCTTTCCCGTGAGCGTCCGCAAGGTCTTTTGCCGTCTTTGCTATTACCGGAGCCGCTCCTATCATCGCTTGCGCGTCCGCTTGCTCTTGCTTTTGCGCGTCAAGTTCCGCCATCTCTTCCTCGCTTCTCAATAGATTAGAATTAACATTTTTCAGTTTCGCTATACTTCTTATAGCCTCTCTGCCTTTGAGCAGTCCCACTACCGATTGGTCTTGCGCCGCCATCGCTCCGATTAAATTCGCTACATCTAATATCCCCGCATTCTCTTCTGCCTTTTGCGCTCTGCTCAACGGACTATCGTATTCAAAACTAAATGTCGCCCTTTCGCTTTCCATCGCTTCCTGCAATCCCGCAGGCATTTGCGGCATTTGTCCCGCTCTTATCGCTATGTCAAGCTCCCTTATTATCATTGCGTTAAGCCATTCCCCGCATAACCGCCCGCTAAACGGAGCAAGCAACGAGGCTTTCTCTTGCGCTCTCATTAAAACTTCTGTAGCCGTCGCCGTAGGCGTTTCTACAAGTATTTGAAATAGCGTTATGAAAAAGCTGTCATTAATTATCTGCCTGCTCTCTTGCGTCATTTCTATCCCTACAGGC